CCCGTGAGGGTGCTTGGGGATATGTTCCTCCCCAACTGTGTGTAAATATCTACACTCAGTTTCGTGGCAGCGTCAGCGCAAGCTGACGGTTCCACTGTATGCGAGAGGCTTGAGGCCCCTCTTGTATGCACACACCTGTTCCAACAAATCTTCGCCTCTTTAAAAGGAGGTAAGAAATGTCAGGTGACAGGTACCGGTCTCGGACGATTCGTCAGTCCGAGACAGTCAACGGATATCTCAATGCGTACCAGAAACCGTCCCCTACAGGGGATTGGGAAGAATGGAATGCATCGCGAGAGTCTGTTGGTTTAACGCCGTCGGAGGTCAAAGAGACCTGGGACAGAAGCAGTAGAGGGTTTAATCGTCGTCGGGCTGCCGGTGAAATTATTTGTTCACCATTTATCAGCCGAACAACGACGGTGATCCACCCTCCGCTGACTACGTTCCACCATCACACCACCAAAGATCTGCCTGATGGCACGGTCGGAGCGAAGTGGGATGGTTCGTACGTGGCATGGTCTTATGGTGGTGCGCCCGAACCTTTGGGCTTGCCACCAGAAGCTATGACGATGAAACAAGACGTCATAGACAAGGCTGTGACAGCGGCACATGCTAACATCAACGAGTCTGACTTGTTGGCGTTAGCGACCATTGCGGAGTCCGAGAAAACGGTTGAATTTCTCGTCCAATCCGCGCGTCGGCTTATACGTCTCGGTAGGAGGGCTCGCCGTGTTGGCGATCTTCTCCAAGAATTAAACCGAGGCTATCAGGCCGTACCGCGCAGGGTTGTACGAGCTGAGGCGCGAGCCTTAGCTGACCGTTACATGGAACTTCGCTACGCTGCCCGACCTATCGTTTACGATATGGTCGGAGTCATGAAAGCCGCCACGAAACCCCGATTCATAAATCGGAAAACGTTTCGCGGTCAGGCTGATGACTCGTGCGACTATCAGGATACGCAGACGGGTCGACTTTTCTTCTACGAAACTGTGGCGGATGTCGATCGTGTCTCGCGTTATACTGTGTCTGCACGCGCAGGGGTCTTGACGACTGTGAGCCTCTCATCCCTACAGCCTTATGGCTTAGGTATTGAAGCTCTTCCCTCCACTGTGTGGGAATTGATACCCTTTTCATTCATTATGGACTGGGTAGCAAACGTCGGTCAGACTATCGGGAGTCAAATCCCGAAAGCTGGGGTTACCCAGCTAGCCTCGTGGGTCTCCGTCATTGGGACGTGGGACTCGAAAGTGGCTACCGAAAACATTCGTTCCATAGCGTCCGACTCACTCTGGGATAGTCATTCATCCGCAGGGTCTTGTCAGTCTTATGGAAGGCGAGAAGTCGCCCACGAACGTATCGTTAGTCCAGCATTACGTACATGGCCTCAGGTAGATATGAACCTGAACATGTATAAACTCATTGACCTGGCTATCATCGCAAGACGTGTCTTCCGATGATGAGTCGAAGTACAAAGGAGCTACCATGCAACCGAATGTCGTAACGCTCACCGCCCCTAAGGACGGTGTCTCCACCTCGTTTGAATACTCGAGGTACGAGGAGACTCAAAACCGTTCCGTGTACATTGCTGCGGATCATCTTCCTGATGCCCGTAACATGTTCACGGTAACACGGTCTTTCCCGACCCGTAACGGAAACTTCAAAGGCGTTGGAAAAACCTCTGTGAAATTCACGGAAGATCGTTCCATCGCCGGCGTCGATAGCTCGTCAACATTGACGGCACCGACGATTATTGAGGTTAGTTTCTCCGTTCCGGTTGGCATGAACGTCTCTCACGTGAGTGATCTGCGTGAGCGTGTCCGTGCCATACTTGCTGATTCCTCTTTCATGGACGCGCTGAATGTTCAGCTGGTCGTGTAGCCATGGATCCGATGCTATCATTTATCATCGGTCTGTGGCACTCATTTGAATCGCTGATTAAAGCGATCTGGTGAGCTTTCGACTTGCCGGGCGGAAAATTTCCGCTCGGCTAACCATGAAAGGAGAATGTTGTGAAAAACAACAGTCGGCAGGTCGTTAGGCAAAATGACCTAACGGTGCGCATTCCACGGGATTACCCGTGGAAGGTTCTGACTACCTTAGTCAAGGACCTCGGATATTGCCTTTCGGACCAGGAGAAACATCAGGTCGACGCGATCATTCGGTCACGTTCATTTGATGAGTATTTATCCCTTGGTCAGGCTTGGGGGCCGCAGAGCAACTACCCCAATGGTCTTCCCACGCTTGCAACTATGCGTGCGAAGTACCAGATATCTGCGCTGTTAAAGAAGTTTCGTTTTCCTTCTGATGCTTCTGCTAGGAAGGCCTCCGCGTTGAAGAAATTTTACGACGCTGAGGAGGTGTGTCGAACATATAACCGTTCTGGTTACGTGTCCATCGTCTCACCTGAGAACGAAGAAATGTTGCGTGTGTTTACATACGCGCGACAGTTCTTGCTTCGTCTCCTCGGAAATATTCTCCCGGAGAGCAGCGAATTAAGGCATTGGTCCCGCCATGGTCCAGGAGCGAACCTTGATACAACGGGTGGCCGTGTAAGTCTATATGATAAGTATAGCAATTGGCCATACTCTTGTACGAGCGATGCCTTCTGGCACGCCCGTTCGGCGATACAGAGCGACGAGCGGTGGATAGGAGCCCTGGAGGATAGCTATCGGGAAGCTTATTGCATCCCAAAGTATGCCATCCTTAACCAGGAAGTCTTCTGGAACACCGTTATTCGCAATGTGGACACGAACCGGATCGCATTTGTGCCCAAGAACGCTCATACTGATCGTTCTATCGCAATTGAGCCTGCAATGAACCTCTATTTGCAGCTTGGTGTCGACGGCTTTATTCGTCGCCGTTTAAAACGGTGGGGGGTTGACCTCGACGACCAGACTAAGAATCAGAGGCTCGCGGGACAGGGTTCCAAGGAGTGGATGGGTTCTGACCCATTCTGCACTTTGGACCTTGCTGCGGCCTCCGACACAGTCTCAATTTCACTGTGTCGGACTTTGTTACCGCCTCAATGGTTTAACTACCTCATGGACCTTCGCTCCCCTAGAGGGGTTGTTGAGGGTGTCGAGATCGAGTATGAAAAGATCTCGTCAATGGGCAATGGTTTTACCTTTGCGCTTGAGTCGGCTATATTTGCCGCGCTTGCTTTTGCGGCAGTAAAAGAGACTCAAGGACAGGCAACGAAACACGATTTCGCTATTTTTGGCGACGACATCGTCGTGCGTAGTAGCGTCGTGCCTCTGCTTGTCAAGGCATTGAACCAATCGGGCTTTTCCATCAACGAAGAGAAATCTTTCGTTAGTGGACCCTTCCGCGAATCTTGCGGAGCTGATTGGTTCTGTGGGCAGCCTGTACGTCCAGTGTTTCTCACCGAGAGTCCAGAAACGGTTTGCGGTGTCTGGTGCGATTTAAATCGCCTCAGGCGTACGTTAAGCCTCTGGACCCACGAGTGGGAGTCTGAAACCTGTGACCTGATCCAGAAGTGGATTCCGGTCTCACTGCGCGATATTGTTGGACCGCCCAGTGACGAAAGTTTCGACTCCTACATGCATGTTCCGCGCCCGGTTGGGCGTTATAGGAACAGCGTGTGGAAATTCCACTCCCTATCCGTTTCATTACGGGTTAGGAGTGGATGTAGCCAGTTCCTGTTTAGGAAACTCATGGCTACACTGCGGCAGCATGACAGTTCCGCTAACCTGTCCCCACTCTTCTCCAAGAAGTGGGGCGGTGCGAAGTTGTCAGCAGGTGGAAATGCGTTCGCCGTCACCGGTAACAGAGATTCCGTTGACGTGCGCGTAGTTCCTACCCAGGTGTCAGTTTGGCCTGGGGAGTACACTCCGGTTGGGTATTAAGCTACCCAGCCCGAGCCCGCGTAATGGCGGAG